AAGTTGGCAGAGATTTGTAGTCAGATTGTCCACAAGGGTTCACAAGTTTATGTTGAAGGGAAGATTACAACTCGCAAGTGGACAGATAAGTCTGGAGTTGATCGTTACATGACTGAGGTTAAATGTGATGTTGTTCAAGTGTTAAATAAGGTAGAAGGTAGTAAGGAAGCAGAAGTAGGAACAGTAAGCACTCATGCAAGTGATATGTTAAATAGTATGGATGACGAAGTACCATTTTGAGGTAATTATGGATAATATGATTCGTGAATATGTTGCAAATAACTCACAATCATTTACTCTGCCAGTTGGAGTAGATGAGGAGCGAAAGATTTACCAATTTGATGAAATAGCATTAATTCGTTTTGTCAATCAGGTAATGAATCGTTCACAAGAGTTAAGTGCAATTACATATTCTTAAATAACTTAGCTTTAGCGAATCATGTTTTACGCATGATAAGAGTAGTATTCACAATTTTTTTAGGGGAAAAAAATGTTAGTTAAAAATGAATCAAATAGTCAGCATTGGTATGATCAAAATGGTAAACCAGCTTATACAATTATTGGCAAAAATGGTAAGGAAAGAGCCACCACAGTAAGAGATGCTCGTGAACATAAGTATTTACCTAGTGTAACTACAATTATTGGTCTGTTAGATAAACCAGCTCTCACCCGTTGGAAGATGGAGCAGATGTTATTGGCTAGTATGACCTTGCCAAGATTAGAAAACGAATCAGAAACTGATTATATTGCGAGAGTTGTGGAAGATTCACGATCCACAGGCAAAGATGCAATGAATCGTGGCACAGAAATGCACGATCAGCTTGAATTATTTTATAGTGGTGTTTATATGATTGAATATCCACAGTTTGTATTGAGAACTGAAAAAGTAATAACAGAGTTCTTTGGCCAACAAGAATGGAAGTCTGAGGCATCATTTGCACACAATGGTTATGCAGGTAAATGTGATTTACACTCATCAAACATTGTTGTAGATTTTAAAACGAAGACAGATTCATTAGACAAAGCCACAGTCTATGCAGAACACATGATGCAATTAGCTGCGTATCGTGAAGGCTTTGGTATGCCATCAGCTCGTTGTGCAATTGTTTTTGTTAATGACACAGAAACTAAAGTATGCGAAGTTTCTGAGGATGATCTACAGAAATCTTATAAGAAATTTACTTTGTTGAAAGAGTTCTTTTACATCGACAAGGGTCTCTAATCTTATGGACTGGGGGAGTGGGTAATTTACTTGGCTGTTATTACCTCCCCGGACTTCTCCAGTCCACCCCAAAAATATTTTTAATTATTTTACATTGTGAAATGAAAACACTTGCCAATGTCATTTACATTAGTTAATATTTAGTCATGCAGTAAATTTTATTAATAATTAATTAGGGGTAATTAATATGAAATATCAAAAAAAACCAGACTTGTTCTACATCAAAAGAGCTATTGATGACCATGAAGATGAATACGCTGAATACAAACACGATGAAGTTAAAAGAATCACAGTTGCTCATTATTGTGGTAATCCTATGTCACCTGGTGATTGTTGGATTGCATCTTATTTAGATGATAAAGACAGATGTATTTTTGATGATTGCTACCAAACTTTAGAAGAATTTTATAAATGGAATGATTGTTTTTCTAAAGATATTTTTAGTATTGATTTTGAAGAGGGCATAGCATGAAAATATTATTTGAAGCCTTAATTGGTGCTTGTGTAGTCTTTGGCCCAGCTCTTACCATTTGGACTTTACAAGATCCAACATACCAAGTTGATTGCAGAAATGCGACATATCCGATTGCAGTAGATTTATCCAAATTAACTATTGAAAGGTGTAAAAAATGAGTCAACATGAAATCATCATCAAAGCATCCAAGAAACGCTTTATTAGCCCTTTGGACTGCTTACAACTTGGTGGAGGTATGAAATTATCAACTCGTATTGGAGAACTTAAACAGAAGGGTTATGTGTTTCTAGATAAATGGAACAAAGATAAGAGTTTTAAATTATATAAATGTATTTCAGAGCCACAGAGGAAAAATTAAATGCCAAGACCATATAACAGAAGAAATGAAGCCATTGAAGAACCATTAATGAAGGTAGATCCATATCAAGAAGTTAATTCAATACCAGACTTAAGCATTCAAGAAGTAGAGGCCATATGGAGGCAATGTTGCCCAATGCCAGGCTTTAGTCAATTAGATATTCATCAATTTAGTAATGCAATTATTTTAAAACTTAGGGAGAAAACAAATGTTATCAATAATGCTTAATGTAGTTCAGAAGGATCATCTTGGTTGGGTTGTAGAATTTTGTCCGGAGTTTGATACCTTATCCTCGCAGCAAAAGTTAGACCTTCTTCAAGATGCTTTATATGATCTTAATGTTAAATATAAGGACGTTAATGAAAACTACTGAACCAGACTTAAACAAAGAGCCTAGCTGGGAAGAAATAGGCAAGGAGATTGGCATGAAGATGGATGCCACCTTTATGTTTAACAAGAGAATCCTTGATAAAGTCAGAAATAGGCTTGAATCTCAAGGGTATAAAGCAACAGATTTTTTTGAGGTGAACAAATGATTCAATTAACTTTAAGCGAATGGATTAGCATTGATGATCGGCTACCAAAGGTTGCAGAAGATGTAATCGTTTTTTCTGATGATAAATTCCAAATTGACATTGGCTTCAGAATGAATGGTAAATGGTTTAGTGATCGAGGAGAGCTACCTACTGTCACGCACTGGATGCCTTTACCTAACCCACCTAGCGAGGTTGTATGAGTGATTTAATGACCAAGTATCAAGATCAACTTGACCAGGCTATTGCATTGGCAGAAAAAATAAATAAAGAAAAATCATATTTAATTGATTTATTGATTAAAGATACATCATCATCAACAACTGCAATTATTAATAAATACTTAGACTGGCTTGAAGAAAATGAAAGTAAATAGAACAGAAAGATTGGCCCAAGATAATAATTCCGAAGTTGCTAAAGAACTTGGAATAACTGAACAAGGTGCTTGGGATTTAAAAAAAAGAGCCTTAATTAAAGCCAAAGCATTGTTAGAAAAACGAGGTTACAAAGCAACTGACTTTTTTGCGGAAAGTAAAGATGAATGAACCAATAGCCTGGATGCACACCAATTCAAAACAAATATTTAAAACAGAAAAGCCTAACGAGTTTGATTTGCATTTGTTTACAGCACTTTATACTCATCCACCCATTAAAGAAACTATATTTACTAATATTGATTTTTTAGAAAATTGTATAGAGAAAACGCAACAAATAGCTAATTTGCATCAAGAAATTTATTTATTAAAAGAAGCATTACAAGATTGCACTTGTCAAGGTGGACATTCAGAAGCATATTTAAAAGCAAAAGGTAAGTTATGAAATTAAAAGATTATCTTGCATCACTTTTATTGGCACTTGTTTGGGGACTTTGGATTGGTTATTTAATATGGGGTTATAAATGAAAATGATATTTTTTTGCTTTTTAGTTGCTTTATTTTTATGTAGTTTAACTATTTTTTTAGTGGAGAACATATGTTAACTGTAGATCAGAAAGAATTACTAAGATTGGCCTCAAGTAAAATGAGACCAGAGGACTACATGAGCCTAGAAAAAGAAGAAAGGGAATTTTGGGATAAACGAGTAGAGGCTGCAATTGCTACGATTCATACAGTATCACCACACGCATTTTTATTTCGATATGAAAAAGGTGAAAAGGTAGATATTGTTTCTTTAATGCTTGAAAGAAACTTTTATCACGCACCAACTGGGACTAATCAATTCGCATCTGCTAAAAAGCATAAAGTAGTATTTCCAGACCATTTAAAAATTAAGGAGGGAGTATGAAGAAAACTAAGCCAGACTGGCAAGACCCTAAGTGGGTTTATGTACCAGCAGTTGCAACAAATGTATTAGCTCGATTCAAAACACTTGGATGGAAACCACCATCAGAGAAATCAAGAAATCATTAATAATGCTGATTTTTCTACTTGTGCAGTTCTGGCTAACCATCCTTTTTCATATGTGGCATTATTCAGAGATTTATAGAACTTTTCTTTTGCATCGGTGAATCGTTCTATAAGTTGCTTAACAGATATGTTATTAATTGCTGATAGGCTTAATGGCCCTAATTGACCATCAGCAGTAACACCTATTGCAGTCTGTAAAGTTTTAATTGACCTACCTGCACCTGAATTAACCGCAAAGTCAAATACAAGATAATCTAATCCTGTAGGTAAATCATCCCCACGAACTATATCCCAATATTTTCTTTTATAAAATGGTGCGACAGTTTCAGGTTTTAATGCTTTCATGTTGTCCCAAGTACATGGATGTCCAACAAATGCTTCCCAATTGGCTTGAGTAACTCCTAGATTGGTACATCCAGCACGACCATCTGGCAGCTTATTCCCATTGTCATGAGGATCACTTGTAAATCCACCTTCAGACTTTAAAACTAATGCTAATGAAGTTTCAAAGTTATCTTTCATACTGGGCTTGACCTATGTAATAAATCATCTTTATTCTGACTATCAGAAGAACCACCAAAGTAAAACGATAAAACTAACATTAATGCACCATCTAATGTACCTAATACTCTAGCCACCAACTCACGCATTTCTTGAGCAATTACATGAGTAAGTAGAAAATATTGTATTAATGCCCACGCACAGACTACTAAAATAGACAATAACGCAGGAACAAACGACTTAGTTGTCATTTGCATATCTCTAGCTGATTTGCGATCTTGTGTGGCTAGTGTTTCAAAGTTTAAACCCAACTCTTGAGCCTTGGCTTGTAACTCTATCTCAGCTTGTTTTAAAGACATCATTTGTTCAGCAGATAACTTACCTGTTTCAATTGTCTTTTGAACATCTTTCTCGTCAATACCTAGAGCTTTAGAAATGGCAGTAACTGCAAGTCCAGCAAGTGGACCACCAAGTGCTGTTGCAATACTAGGAGCAATCTGAGATAACCATTCCATATTATCTCCCTGCAATTAAATGAGTTATATATCCTACAAAGGCTGATATACAGGATACGACCATCATACCAACCCAAAAGCCTCCACGACCTTTGTTAGCAAGAGCAAGTAGTTCTTCCATACCTGATTCTAATTTATCAACTTTTGATGATAACTGATCCACTTTCTGAATTAATTGGCCATACTCTACTGGATCTATTTTAAAATCTGTCATGACTAATCTTACTTTCTATTTTGATGAAATAGGTTGAGTGGTAATAATACGCAAAATAGTTACGATAATACTAATACCAATTCCAGCATACATTTGTTGTATTGGTGGAATATGCAACAAAAAAACATAACCTTGCAAAACTGATAAAACTGCTAACAGTAAAGCAAATAAGACTGTTCGAGATTTTAAGAGTTGAAGTAAAGTAGCCATCTTAGATACCAGCACCAGGAGTTACATAAACAACAGCAGTTCCACTTGAAGTAATGCCGGTAAAGTAAGAATTAAGGCCAAAGGAGAATACTTCAATTGCTCCTGGTAGGATTGGTAAGCAATTGGCTGAAGATGTCAGCACAGAAGCATTAGCAGCTGCTTCAGTAGCATTTCTGCCAATACCTAAAAAGACTACGACTGTGCCGGAGTTACAAATACGATAGTTACCAGATAAGCTAGTGCCTTCATAGTTACTGGCTTGCACTGCTGTTGGTGCTGATGTGGCTGCGGTAAATGCTACTGATTTTCCAGACTGTGCGAATGGAGTTGTCATATAATCCCTTTCAAATTAATAATAGTTTACTGTTTATTTGGTTGTTAAAGTGTTATTTAATATCCACGACAAAGTTGGTTCATCCCATACCCAATTACCTTTTTTAGTTGGCATCTTGATTGGTGCTTCCCATGTCCATGTAGTTGTATTTAATATCCATGATGGAAATGGTTGTGGAGCATAAAACACTTCATTGATTGCGTCATAAGTGTAGCCAATCCCAGCATAGTTACCTTTTAATGGAGGTTTATTGTCTGGTAATCCTGTGTTTGGGTTATAGTGAACATTACCACGAGTGTTATAACTGGTTTCAATCCAATTCTGTGGGTCAGGTAAAGTGTTAACAAAATCTTGTTCAGCAACAATTACTTTTTGAACAATTCCCTCAATAACTTGTGCAAAATGGCTCATGCTGTGTAACTCCCTGATGACGTAAATTTCATAATGGTATTTGCACCGCTAGTTGTAACTGTTGGCGAACCAGTTGTTACATTAGTAAAATTTGCAGTTGGTACAGAAATAATAACGACACCAGAACCGCCATTTCCGCCATTTTGACCAGCTCCAGTATTGCCACCACCGCCACCACCACCGCCACTATTTAAATAACCATTTGTAGGAATAGTTGCAGATCCATTACCACCACTTCCACCGCCACCGATCCCATTAGAACCGCCAGCACCAGCACCAAATGTTCCACCGCCACCGCCACCAGCATAATAAACTCCTGTGCTTGTAATATTTACGCCTGTAGCAGTTGCTGTTGCTGCATTATTAAGCGTATAAGTGCCAACACCGCCTGTACCTGTACCAAATGCAGTTACAACTGTATTTGCTGGAATACCACTTCCAGTAATTTGTGTTCCAACAAAAATAGTTCCAGCAGAAACTGCAGTAATTGTTAAAAGTGTAGAACTTGCGGTTGTTGCAACACCTTGAAATGATGTCAATAAAGTATTTATAACTCCAGAACCGCCATTCCCTGGGACACCACTTGTACCAACTGATCCGCTACCGCCACCGCCACCGCCATTATATCCTGATGGATTAAACCCTGCTCCACCGGCATTACCTTGGCCTGTTGTTCCTGAACCACCAGGTTGGGCAGTTCCACCAGCACCACCGCCACCACCAGAACCACCGGAAGAACCAGCTCCATAACCAGCACCGCCACCACCGCCACCACCACCACCAATTGAAGTTAATCCAAGAGCAGTAGAATTTGACCCATTTGTTCCTCTTGATGTAGCTGAATAAGCGGGAGCTGTACCTCCAGCACCAATTACAACAGGATAAGTTGTTCCATTAGTTAATGTTGTACTACCTGACAACAAACCACCAGCACCACCACCACCACACAAAAATCCACCAGTATTCCAACTACCTCCAGAACCTCCACCAGCAACAACTAAATAAGATGCAGAATATGGACTAGGACCAGCGGATTGTATTGGAGGACTTCTAAAATTGTGTCGGCCATTATTTCTTAGCATTTAAATAGCTCTCCATGATCCGTTTTCTCGTATGCACAATGCACCAGTTCCTCCTGATGTTGCTGGGTTTGTCCCTGGAGTGGCATCTGTTACATACCACATTGTTCCGTTGTTTGCTGCTGTTCCATAAACTAAATCAGCAAGTGTTATTGAGTCTAGCTTTAATCCCCCAATTATTCCAAGAGAACTTGAACCTCTAAAAGCACTTTGTTGTCCTCTGCGAAATCCCACTGGAGCACTTGTTCCACCACCAACACCACCATTCCATGTCATTAGTGTGTCATTGCCGACCATTTCTTGAAATCTACCACCTACCCATATAGGGTTATTTCCAAATGGACCTATAGGTGTAGTTTCTCCTCTAGTACAATTTTGAAATTTAATGCCAGGGCCAGATAAGAATGAAGTATCTGTTTGTAACAATACATCAGTAACACCAAAGCGAGTATCAGAAATAACAGCAGTTTCTGATGCACTTAATTTCCCCATAGTCAGAAAACAATTAGTCATTACTCCACGAAATCCAGAAACTACAGCATAGTCTATATATGTCCATGTTACTGTCCCATCAACAACAGTTCCTGTTTCTGGCCATACTGGTAAACTAGATCCTGATGTTCCAGCTATTGTGCATATGTAAAGTTTTAAATTTCCTGAAGCAGTTACTCCCATACTATAACTATTCAATGCAATAGCAGTACTATTGCCACGCACATATGTAACACCAGAAACTTGAAGGCATCCAGACATTACTTCTGAATCACCACCACCTTTATAAAACACAAGGCTTTCGGTTCGACATCCATCAATAACCATCCTATTATTAGTGGATGAAAAACTGTTATTAATATCAGCACCACCATTTGTTAATTGGTCTGTATAACCCGATTGAAAGCCAATTGAAAATAATTGAATACTTCCAGCTGAAAGTCGTATTCCATCTTTTTTATAGGATTGAAAATTTCCACCTACAAATGTATTGTTTAGAGCGTTAAATCCAAAAATATTGACACAGGCCTCTTTTGCACCAGCAAAGAAACAATTTGTAAAAAGATTTTCACTTCCTTGGCCAGAGCTACCACCTTGTCTGACAATGTAAAATGCGTAATCTGCGTTTTGATTTGCATCAAATATACAGTTAATAAATTGGTTTCCTTGAACCCCAAAACCACCAGCAAATCCACCATCTAGTTCAAATGTTGCTCCACCAGCAGTTCGAACTCCATCTTGCCTAAACATGATGCCTTGAATGATGGATCTCCAAAAACCATTAGTCTGGAATGCTGCATTTGATCCAGTAGCAAAAATTCTAGTATAGTCTGGACCATCACCAATAAGATTTAACCCTTTAAATCCAACAGCAGTTGGTGCTACTGAAACCAAATATGTTCCACGAGGAAAGTAAATAGTTCCACTTGGATAAACTGCATTGATGGCTGCTTGAATAGCTGCTGAATCATCAGTTGCTCCATCTCCTTTAGCACCAAAATCTTTTACTGATACAGATTCTTGTAGTTTATTTTGAACAGTTCTTGAAACAGATCCAGTTGATCCTTGAGTATAAATAACAGTAGCTGCATCATTTGTTAAAAGAATTAAGGTTGGTTGATCCCATATTAAATTACCATTGACATCAGTAACAATCTGTCTATAACTTCCTAAACCATAAGCAACACATTGCCCAGCACTATCTAAAACAATTGGATTTGTATTTAAAATGGTTAATGCAGCATTCTGATAAGTGTTCTTAAATGTTGTAGTGCCTGTAATATAGTAATAAACAAAGCCACCAGCTAAAGGATTACCATTAGCATCCAAGAATTGTTGTTTTGCATTTGGAATTAGCGAACCAGTCATTTTTCATTTCCTTTTTTTAATTCCATCAAATTACCTAAATTATAATTGCTCTTCATAGTTTCTTGCATCTTTTGGGCATCCTTCTTAGAAAGGTTATTTAATAATAAATTTTGCCCAGCTTCTCCTATTGCAACACCAACACCAGCACCAGTTCCTTTAGTTGCACCACCAACAAGAGCTCCACCTAAAAATGGTAATTTGCTAATCCCTGTTTTAAGCAATCCCATTCTCTCAGCTTGCATTGGACCGCCTTCATAAGAATGAATGCCTGGCATTATTTGCCCAGCAAGATTTAAACGATAAAAAGCCTGTTGTTCTTCCGGATCAAAAGCATATCGAATCTTTCCTTGCCTAGAGTTCATTATTTTATTAGCCGAATTTTGATTCCATACACCAGCTTTATCTTCTCCAGCTTTAAATATTTCACGAGCAATCGATCCTTTCATTTCTGATTTAATCATATTGGCTTGTTCAATAACACTTTCTGGTATTTTAAATTCATACCCTTTAACTCGAAGAACACCTTTAGAAATATCATCAGCAGTGTTATAGATATGCTTCCATTGAGCAGTATCCAAACCATTCAATTTTGTCATTATCTTATCTTGATCAACACCTTTTTTAATACCATTAGGATCAAATTCTCCAAAGATAGTATCCATTCCTTTTGATTCAAATATAATTTTTTCTGCTT